CTCATCGTAAGTACCACCAGCAGGTAAGTATGCCATAGGCGCTCTGTTTCCAAAGTCTACTGCAGCATTTATCCTTCTGTTCTGTGCGTCCAGATCAATAGGGTCATTAGACCTAGCTCTAAACGCAGCAGTACTATAGATTTTCTCTGGTGTGTATGCTGCTCTTTTTGGTTTCTCAGGTTTGCCTAATCCCATCATTTCTGATACACTATCAAAGGTACTTTTTATTTTCTCTAAAGGTGATTGATCTTTATTGTCATCATCTGGTTTATCAGGAGAGCCTAATCCTTTTTTAATTCCTTTATCTACTTCTGCTTCAGTAGGTAAAGCTATTTCATCATAGGTACTACCACTATCTTTCTGTGTCTGTTCTCTAAAATTATCTTGAATCTTTTGTGCAGCAGTTGTAGTAGGCTTACCACCAAGGCCACCTATACCTGCAGACCCCATTGATTTAGCAGCTTGTTGGTTAGCATTCTTAGGTTTACTCTTTGGTGGAGAGCTATATATACTCCCACGTCCAGCCTCATAATTAAAATATGAATTAGGATTATACGCCATTATAAATCTCTCTTAGTTAAATGGGTTTATTGCGTCTACAATGTCTGGTACAAAAGAATCAATAGCTGAGTTTACTATCTTTGATAATAAGTTACCTGCTGAATCTGCTATCAAGTTACCTGAAGACTCACCATCAGTAGCTTCAATAGTTGCTACAGCAATAGCTTTGTCTCTGTCTTTCTGATTCTGTCCTGCTTCCCATGCCCATGCTAGTATGTCACGCTCACGTTGTATAGCATTGTTGTAGCCTGTCATGGTTAAGTTATTGGCTGCTATAGCTGCGTCACGATTAGCTTGATTGACTGCTGCATTCTCTGCTGTGGTAATGTTCTGCGCCCACTGAGCATTAGCCTGTGCAATTACAAGATGGTTCTGTGCGTTGAACTGTTCACGTGCATTGTTCTGTGCTGTATTAAACTGAGCTAGTGCATTTGTTTCACCTGCATTGAAACGTTTTATAGCGTTGTTTTGTTCTGCATTAAACTGTGATACCTGTGATCCAAGTGAAGCAAAGAACTGATCTGTTTGGTTTTGAGAAGAGGCATTAAATTGTCTTGATGCATTCAGGGCAGCAGTGTCACTAAGTATGGAGTTTGTAGTTTCCTGTGCCTTAAACATAGTCATCTGTTGTGTATTATCTAAGTTTGCCATGTCCATCTGCAAGAAAGCCTGTGCATTCTGTACTGCTGCTTGCTGTCTGTTATCTAAGTTAGCCATATCTATCTGCGTCATGGTGGCTGCATCAGCCATAACCTTTGCTTGTCTGTTCGACAGGTTAGCTAGGTCTACTGTCTGAGCCATACGAGCGTTCTCTAAGGCTATAGTTTGTTCTGCACTAAAGTTTATGTTAGCTATCTCAGATATACGTGCAGCATTCTTAACTTTAGTTTGGAAGTTCTGGTCAAACTCCATGCCCATAAACTTGGCACGTTGTTCTGCTTTCATCATTGCCATTTGCTGCTTGTTAGATGCATCCATCTGTGCAATAGGTAGTGCTGCTTCCATGCTTGCCTGTACAATAGCCATACCTGCCATACTAGAGGAAGACAATCCACGTGCAGCCATTGCTGAGTTAGCTGCTCTCATGGCCCCTGCTGCCCATACAGGTGTGTTACCACCCTGAAAGTCTTGCATCAAATCAGCCATCTCATCCTGTACAAGAGCAGCTTCAGCTTTTGCTAGGGTAGCATCTACCTGTCCTTGCTTTACAGAAGAGCCATCTATGAGTTGATCTTGTGTAACCTGTAAAGGTGTAGGTGCTTGCACTGTTTGTGCTTGTCCTAGCTGTGCTGCTTGTAGTTGTAGAGATGCAGCAGAATTAGGGTCCATTTGTGCCGCATTCATTAATGACTCTGGGCTTACTTGTCCTTGTTCGCCAGCCATACCCTGCAAAGCCTGACCTACAGCACCTTGTGATTGGGCTGCTGTCATTTGAGCAGCAGGTGTTGTTGTAGGTGCTGCTGCCTGTGCTGCTGTTCCTGCTGTAGTTACACCAGCTTGTGTAGCTGTTCCTGCCTGTCCAGTGTTCTCAGCTATATTAGCTGCTGGGTTATTATTAGATTGTACAGCAGCTACAGTTGTAGGAGCAGTAGGGTCTGCTGCTATTTGAGCAGTCATGTTACCGCCACTTGGCATACCCATAGCGCCTGTTGTTTGAAACGAGCCTTGTTGACTAGTAGCCTGATCAGCACCTGTTGTATTAGTAGTAGCACTACCCCCAGAAACGTTAGGTGTACTAGGCATTGCTACTGGTTGTGATGCTGATGCTGCACTACTACCTGAACCGCCTGAGTTAACTCCTCTAATAACATCGTTCTGTGAGTATTGTGTTGCTAATGGATCAGGGCTTGGAGCGTTCTGTTGTCTTTGTAAAACAGCCATCCTTTGCCCTACATCACCCGATTCCATAGTTTTTTTATCTGCCTGTCTTTGTAGTGCAGCAGCATGTGTCTTTGCTGTCAGGTCTTTATACTCCTGTGAACCAAAAGCAGGACCACCTAAAAATTTATTAAGACGCTTACCCTCAACCATCTGCCTAGCTGCCATAGTGTACTTACCCATTTGTGCTGCTGCTGCAGGACTAGCTGCAAGAAACTTATTTATGGAATCTCTATCCATTGCCCCTGTGTAGCCCAGTGATGGGAGTATCTTCTTTTCCATTGACTCATTAGTGAATCCTGCGAATTTATTAGCCATATCTTATTTCCCTATTTGCATCCAAAGTGATGCGGCAATGAATGTTATTACTGCTACAGTTGACATCTTGACCATAGTTGACCACACACCTTTACGTGTGTCACGCCATGCTTCTAGTAAGTTACGCATTTCTGTTATGTCTTTACGAGCATCGTCATCGTGTAGTCCTACTTCACGCAATGCTGCTGTAGCTCCACGCTTGGCTGCACGATCTAACATATCTTCTAGTTCTTCTGGTGTCATGTTAGACATAATTTGCCATATCCTCGTTTGTTACGTTGTGAATAACCTCTTCTTTTGTAGGTTGAAAATTATCACCCTGCATCTCTCCTTCAATATAAACATATTTAGTAACGTCTAACCATCTTGCATAACCTTTTCTTAGCGCATTTATTTTTTGAGCAACTAATTCTTCTGAAACTTCTGTATAATTATCTCCTTCATCAATAGAAAAAACATTATACACCTTGTCAGAACTATCTAATGCGTTTATTTGTTCATCAGTTAAAGGCTCTCCTGAGTCATAACCAATTACATCTCCAGAGTATATGGATATTGTTCTAGGGTTTATCATAGGCTTAACAACACACCAATCAGTAGGGTTATTATCTAGTCTTTTTTTCAAAGCCGTTACTGCTTCTTGGATTTCATCTACAGTATTGTATGCTTTTCCAGCGTAAATCCATTTAAATGTTTCACTCATTATGTTGATCCGTATATTGTACCACTATTACTTAACGTTCTTGATGTACCTGTTATAGCTGCTCCACCAGAGCCACCAGAGCCACCTACTTGACCAGCGCCACCACCACCGCCTGAAGCACCCCAGCCACCGCCTCCAGAACCTCCTGCACCACAAGTCTCACCATCACAACTATTTCCTGGATGTGCGCCACCGCCATTTCCTGAACCGCCTGTTCCACCAGGCGCTCTAATACCTGATTGTGCTTGAGCGTAACCGCCACCACCACCAGATCCTGGTAGTATTCGGCCTCCACCGCCACCGTCTGCCCAGTTAGAGTACCTTAGTGTACCACCACCACCACCTCCTGCGCCTCCACCAGCGCCTGAACTACAGCCTGTGTCAGAACCACCTGTGTAAACATTAACAAAGGAACCGCCAGAACCTGAAGCGTTTAATGCTCCACCAGCACCACCGCCACCTGCAGATGTACCATTTCCTCCTTGACCACCACCAGCACCACCGCCTCCGCCAGTTGAGCCTGATGGATTACTACCATGACCAGAGGACCCACCTGATCCACCGCCACCTCCACCTCCAGCAAGGTAAGCACCAGAAGCATTGGTTATAGTAACACCTGATGAAGTAACACTAATCGCAGCACCTCCATTTCCTGCTGCTCCGTTTGTTCCTCCACCTCTACCGCCACAACCAATAATCTTACCGTTATTTACAACTGTGCAAGGTATGTCTATTGTAAGTGCAGCTACTGACGTATTCTCTGACCATACCCACAGATTAGATGGTACTATTAATGTACCGCCAGACGAAATGTAACTTGATGCAGAAATCTGTTTAAGTTGTGTTTGCCCATTTACTGTACTACCACCAGTGGGTAATTCTGTTTCTGATGATTTGCCATAATACTCTAAAAAACTTTGTTGTGTATTAGCACCTCTACTAATTAAAATACGAATGTCTGCATCATTTACAGAACACAAAGTACCGCTATTGCCACCTACCTCTACGTGCATGTCGTTTAAACTAATAGGACCGCTAGTTTGAAGTGCCATTATGTTCCACCATAAATTGTGCCGCTATTACTTAACGTTCTTGATGTTCCTGAAATTGCTGCGCCTCCTGCGGCTCCTCCGTAACGACCGCCACCAAGACCGCCAGCAGCACCCCAGCCGCCTCCACCTCCTGCAAGGCTAAAGACATAAGGACCACCAGAAACTCCAGCATTTCCTGCTGAACCACCATCTCCTGCGGAATTACCGCCTCCACCACCAACGCCTGGCAGTATACGCCCACCACCGCCACCTCCTCCTTGGTGACCACCACCAGCACCGCCAGCACCACCGCCAGCGCCACCAGAGCCGTTACCACCAGCACCACCTGATGCGTTTAATATTCCACCAGTACCTTGTTGCCAATAGCCCTGATTTATTCTTCCTCTACCACCTTTGCCGCCACCAGCGCCACCGCCACCGCCAGCGTGAGCATCACTTGGGTTACTATAGTCTGAGTATGCTCCACCGCCGCCACCGCCTCCAGCAATGTAAGCGCCAGAACTATTTATAATAGTTACACCTGAAGCAGTTACGCTAATTGCAGGACCACCAGCCGTAGGCCCAGTAGAAAAACCCCAACCACCTTCACCACCTTTACCAATAACCTTACCGTCATTTATAACAGTACAAGATATGTCTATTATTAGCGCTGGGGTTGACGTACTATCTGACCAAACCCACATACTAGAAGGTATTCGTAGAGTTTCACCAGAAGATATATAATCTGATACTGTAATTTCCTTTAGTTGTACTTGTCCGTTAATCTGACTACCACCAGTAGGTAAGCTTGTCTCAGCGCTTTGGCCTCTATATTCAGAAAATGCGTTTGATGCATTTACGCTTTTATTAATAATACCTCTAATGTCTGCATCATTTAATGAACATAAAGTTCCACTAGAGCCACCAGCCTCTACGTGTAAATCGTTTAGACTTATAGCACCGCTAGTCTGAAGAGCCATTCTTCAGTTCCTCAATTTGAGTTTTTAGTTCTTTGATAGATTCGATAAGTACCCCTACTATATTACCATATGCTACAGATAAGTATTCACCTTCCTGTACAACCTCTGGCATAACTTGCTGCATCTCTTGAGCTATAACACCTGTGCCACGTTGACCATCATTTAAATCACTCTTGTAGTTGTAAGTTACACCACGCATCTGTGACACTTTGTCTAGCGCACCTTCAATAGTTTCTACGTTATCCTTTAGTCTTGCGTCTGAGAAAGCTGTAATGTTACCTGTTGCTGTAAAAGCACCTGATAAGTTATTACCATTGTTAGATAGGTTACCTAGCCCTACCTCTGCAGGAGTATTAATATCACAAACTATTACTCCAGTACTGTTGTTATATGTTATACCAGTACCACCAGATATTGATTGCCTTGCTACAGTTTGTGTACCGCTTCCTCCATCAGTAAAGGTTCCGCTAACAGTTAAGTTACCTGCTATAGTAGCACTCTCATCCACAGTAAGTGTATCTGTTTTTACTGCACCATCAAAGTAAGCATCTTTGTATTGTAGTGCTGTTGTACCTAAATCTACAGCGTTAGTAGTCTTAGGTCTAAGTGCTGCTGCTGTAGCAACTATATCTTGAGATGGTCCTATAGTTTCAATAGGTGCGCCCTCTGCTGCTGTACCATCATGTGTGTGACCAGTACTAGCATTGAATGCTGACTGTATCTGATTGTACTCATCATTAAAGTCGTCAGCGTCAACAACGCTACCTGTGACTATATTAGCTGCTGCTTGTCTTGTATAACCTGCCATTGTTACTGCCTATCATGTTCTCTGTACTCAAGCACCGCTGTGTCAAGAGTGAAGGTTGGGTTTATTGAGTTATCTGTTATTCTCATAGCTACTGTTTTAAAAGAGCCTACTAAATTTTCTTTATATATTTTGTCTAGGTTACCACCATACTTAGTGTTTGCATTACCATATATCGAAGTAGATGCACCATATAAACTTACGCCACCACCAGATGCACCTATTTGTATAACAGGAGGCTGTATTATTCCAGGATCATTCTTAGAGTCGAAGTCTATTGAAAAACCTACGTCAAGGTTCATAGTTCCTTGAGGCTGTGCATACAACGTAAGCTTATACATTGTTTTTCTTATTTGTGGATCTGTAATTGGCATAAAGGGAGACTCATATATAGCCTCAATAGGATTACCATCAAAAGAATTACCTGAGTCCATCTTATAACAGAAGCCATCATCATTACCAAACAGTACCGTTTCTGTTGCACCTGAATAGGTACTGTCTGCTACGTTTACTTTTAGTCCTTTAGTTCTAGACCAAGCTATACCACTACCACCTTGTGCAATAAACTTTGTTGCTATTAAACCTCCAGCAGCAGGTGCCTGTACAGTAGGTATATATGCAAATATTCTGTACTGAGATTTACCTCTAATTAAAACAGAACAAAACGTATCTGTCTGTGCTATAAACTCTTGAGCATCTTTATATATCTGATCTGAGGCAACGTCAAGAGCAAAGTCACCAATACGGTCTGTAGCACCAAGTAAACGTACACCATCAGGAGATAGATATACTACATCACCACCAAACTCTTTTATTGTATCAGGGTTAATACAACCAATCTTGTCTGATATAGGCTCTAGTTTAAAGTCGGAGGAAGTAGTTCCTACAAGTTTTTTAATTGTGTCTGTAGTAAAAATGATAAGCTGTTCACGAAAGCCTATCATACCTGTTACATCATATCCAACATTTATTGTACCAGCACCATTGCCTGTAGCAAAATCATCTACTGTGTTTGGTGCTGTAAAGAATATCTTACTACCTTTAGAATAGAAAGCGTGGTTCTTAAAAAGTACAACATTCTCTGCGCCTTGTACGTCCGAACTGTTTGACGATGTTAGTGATACCATAGTATTACCACTAGCATTATATACTATTGGAAAACTTTTACTATCTACAAATATAGTTTTGTCTTCTTGTGTAAAGTTAAAGTCAGTAAACCTAGATTTTAATGTGTTTGTAGACGAGCTTGTACCTATGTGCGCCCAAGTAGTTCCTGTACCGTGAAAGTATAATGTTTTATTAACTTGAGTACCGTGAAATGTACCAAAAGTAAGAACAGTATTATTTGCTAATGATTGAGCTGAATCAAGTACAATACTATTTTGGTTTGTTAATGATGCTACTTTTACAGTACCAGATATTCCTGCACCTGTAACAAACATACCAGCTTTTATATTAGTAACAAAACTAAGTACAATGTTATCGGCTATAGATACGGCTGTGTCCAGTATAATACTATTCTGACTTGTTACTGTCTTTACTGTTACAGCGCCAGTGATACCAGTGCCTGTTACAAGCATACCTCTAGTAATAGTTCCAAAGGATGCGCCAGTACCAGCAACAGTAACACCTGTTATAGGACCAGTATTTATGGCAGTACCAGTGATAGCCGCAGTTGCTACAGTGCCTTCAGCTAAACCTGTACCTGCTATGGTGGCTCCTGTTATACCACCTGATCCATCTACTGTAGTTATTGTTATGGTTGCATCGTTGGCTGTAGTAGCACCGTTTAACTGTGTACCTACTACTTTAATTGTTTCACTAGCTGTATAACCTGAACCTGCTGCAGTAATAGCTACGGTATACGTAGCACCTGTTTTAATTACATTGAATGTAGCACTACTACCAGAACCACTATAAGCAGACTGCGTTGGATTAGTGTATGTAACAGCAACATTGTTTATACTACCTACTGTAATCGTTGCATTATTGGCAGTGGTAGCACCGCCTAACGCTGCACCAGCTACAGTAACAGTTTCTCCAACTTTATACCCACCTGTACCTGCACTGACAATAGCTACACTATAAACAGCACCAGTTCTAGTAACATTAAAAGTAAGACCAGTACCTGCTGATCCATTGTAAGTATTTGCTGGGGTAGTGTGTGTAGTAGGGGCTATGCTACTTACTGTAACAGTAGCGTTGTTTGCTGTAGTAGCACCGCCTAAGTTTGCACCTACTACTGTTACTGTTTCGTTAACTGCATATCCTGTACCTGCTGCATTTACTGCTGCTGTATACGTGCCGTTTGTATTTGTAATATCAAATGTACCACTTGCACCAGTAGCAGAGGCTGTACCTGTTAAACCTGTAAAGGCACGTACTCTATCTACGACTACTGTAGTCTTTGAAGTAATAGCACCATTTACTATAGCTGTAGCTGTGTTATTATCAAGAGACACTGCTGTAGCACTAGATACTGCACCATTAACAGTAGACGTAGCTGTCTGGTATTCCGTTACAGTAGCATTGTCCATCTTCCTAGCTGTTACAACTCTGCCAGAAGATACAACTTTCATAGCAAGAACTTCACCAGCACCTGGAACTAACGTTTCGCTAAACTTACTATAACCTTTTAGTTTGCTATAGCCTCCTTCTCTATCAGACTCAAAGTTCTGTAGTATAGTAGCAGATCCTATAGCATTAGTACCCTGTTGTAATGGAGTAAGGTTGGAGATTAACCCACCTTTGAACTCCATAGGGAAAGTTGTCCATTGTACTGGCATTAAAAAGTAACTCTTCTATCTCTTAGGTATGGTGTTCTGTTTATATTTATTACACGTAAATCTTTTATTTGTTTCTCAAACTTTCTAAGAGCTACGTCTGCAGCCTGTGTATCACCTCTAAATTGAAATGCGTAGTACATTGCACCATCAACAATAGCAAACCTGTACTGCTGTGGTAGAGATGGTACATCTAAAGGGTTCTCTAAATCGTATCCCATTGAGTAGTATTCGTAAACTATAGTGTATGCTTTGTCAGGTACAGGATGACAAATTAGTTCCCTACTAGGTGTACGCACAATAAATTTAGGAACACCACGTATACTTGTGTCTGTGTTAAACTCATCATCAGCATACTTCTCTAGCCATTCTTCATATACTAGCGACTTTAATTTTACCGTTCCTGTACCAAGACTATCTTCTCTCTTTATACGGAACGAGTTCATGTTTATTGTTTTGGCATCTGTAGGATAGTAATACTTCATACCACCTGCAGCTAAAACCAATTCACTTTGTATATGATTCCAAGGCCACTCAAACTCTTCTTGATTAATATGTCTTATTGCAGAGTTAACAGCGTCTTTAGCTATACTGTAATAACCTGTAGATGCGGTAAAATTTGCTTCTACTAAAGCAACTTCGTTTAATCTATGATTAACATCATTGACTAAACCAATAAAATCATAAGCCATTTTATCTATTCCTAATTGGTAATGTTACAGAACGCTCGTATGTAAGTCCTTGAGTAGTATTAATACGACATGTAATGTTATACCTTACATTATTTAGACCACCGCCAAAACGTGAAGTGGCTACATTACCAGCAAGAGTACCTGCAATGAACTGTAACCCATTTACAAATTGTGCAGTTGATACTTCTGTCTTTGTTCCATTTGCATCATCAACAAAAAAGGTAGACGATACAATAGAGTCAGACCCTAGAAACCTAGACCAGTCTACACTAAAGTCTGCTGTTTCATCAGGATCTTTTTCAGGCCATTTGTAAGACATATCTTATCCTTAATTAGTTATGTATACTACGTTGTCTCTTCTTACAGGACGTATAACTACAGTTCTATTTTCAGCAGCTATGTATACAGTTCTATTACCTATAGTAGGTGCTATTATTACTACCGTTCTGCCTCTACTAAATGTATCTGCAAAGTCATCAAATGGAAAGAGTACACCAATAGGATCATCTAAGTTCTGGGCTATAGTAGCATTTACATCAGGTAATGTAAAGAACGCTAATCCTCTTATGCTGGGTACTACTTTATCTATTACAGCAGATATAGAGGCAGGAGTATGTGTAGCTTTACCTTGCGCTGATAATGATATAGGTACTCCGCTAGTAGTTATACTGTTACCCATTCCGTTACCATGTACAGTACAGTAGTATCTTAGTCCTATTCCAGGTGCAGTACTTGGTACAGCAAAAGTTACACTTGCC